ATGAAAAAAATATTCATACTTGATGATGAACCAATGTTTCTTGATTGGATAGAGGACTTTACCGAATCATTAGGGTTTTCAGTTAAATTTCTAACATCAGTTAATGATGCCTATGAAGAGCTCAATAATGCTAAAATTGATGAATACTCAGCCTTAGTTTTAGACTTAAACGTACCGATTTCACCAGAGCTTGAAGCCTCAATAAAACAAAAGCAAAAGGTCTTTCAGGAGTTCAGAGGTTTGTTTATAGCTCAACAAGCCAGAACTAAGGGTATTAGTGGAAGGAAAATTATAGTTTACTCAGTACATGATAATGCTGAAGTTGAAGAAATATGTAAGCGACTTGATGTTTCATACATACCTAAAGGCAGAGCTAAAGTTCTGAAAGATAAATTACAATTAATATTATCATTATCTTGATTTTGAATCAAAAAGCACAAACTATATGATTTCAGTTTGTGCTTTTTTAAAAACATAATTCTCTATTGTCACTCACGTAGCAAAGTAATATTCGATAACTTCTATTCACATAACAAATTGAAATAAGGGGGAGGCCCGTTTCTCGCTGTGAGTTCAACGGGTCGATGCAACGCTATCCTTAATCAAGATAGCGTTGAAACGCTTGAATTTTCACCACGCTACTGTGCACCAACCTTTCCCTCGGTCATCATGGTAACGATCGGTTTGCTCCTGTGTTTTATGGCCCAGTAACTTTCTGGTATCAATCCCTTGTTCCTTGTAAAGACGCTCAGATAAAGATCTTTGTTCATGAAATGTTGCTGGAGTTCCAGTACCCCAATCAATTTCTGCCAGATCACGTGCCTTGCTAAAGTTCATCGTCAGAGTATTGGCTTTTACCTGTGCCCCACGTTCTGCCTGCGAGGTTGAACGGAAAAAATGCACCAAGTATGGGCTCATTGCGTAATCACGGCAGCGAGCTACTACATCTCGTAGGCTCCAGTTGATAGCATTCAAACGTAGAGAAAGAGGGATAGCGATTTTGCTTCCAGTCTTTTCCTGAATGACGTGAAGATGATCCTCCCAAATATCACTAAATTTCATTTTGGATATATCTCCCAAACGCTGCCCAGTGACCAAAGCTAGGAGCATGGCATTTCCCATGTAACGATGAGTGGCGTCTGCGATATCGAATATTTTTTGCCATTCTTCCAGGCTGAGGCGTTGACGGGTAATTTTCCTTCTGGGTTGCTTCGTTGCAAGAGCTGGGTTATACCCTGGCGGAACTTCGCCATAATGCTGTGCTTCCTTAAACACATCGATCAATACAGACCTTACGACTTGTGCCATTCTCGGCTGCCCGGCAGCGATATACTCGTCAAGCAATTGTGCTATATCTCTGACATCAACGGCTGAGATCAACTTCATTCCTACTCGTTCTCTGAGCAAGGATACTGGTTTAGCTTTTTGCTTATAGGTGTTGAGTCTTATATCACCACTTTTCAGCCTGTCATCCTGGATCGCTTGATAGCGATCTAACCAGGTTGACGTTGTGATCGCTTTTCCTTTGCTGGTTGCGATCCTGTCACTGATAGCAAGAATCTGCCGCGTTCGTTGCTCAGCCAGACGGGTGTTAGCTTCAGTAGCAATAGCGAGGGCTTCGGCTTCGTTTGTTCCAAGCGAATGGAATTTCCCTGTTACTGGATGCTTATACCGCCAATAGACTTTATTTACTTTCCTACTATAAAGCGGATATAAGTTAGGGACCGAAACATTATTTTTACGCGGTCTGGCTGCCATCACTCAAAATCCGTTGCAAAAGTAATGAGTCATTTTTCTTGATTACTGGTGTTACCAGCTCTCCAACTAACTCGGCGTCCTCACGAACTCGCCACAGTCGGCCTTGTTTCATTGCCGGTGGGCAAAATAAATTCTGCTTAGCATAACGACGCAACGTGGAAACACTTGGAGGATTACTTCTGTATTTTTCAGAAGCCCATTCTTCAAGAGTTAACATTTGAAGCATATGCGATCACCTTATTACTTCACTAACTGTTCAGTCTCTGCATATCGACCCTGCAAGGTCGGTTAGTTTCTCCACAAAACAGAGAAGAGCATCAGTGGCCACACCTATCAGGAGGGATCGGGTTATGACCCCATCATCCGGGGATACTCTTCTCTGTTTTGTAAAAAGGGCGGTGCCAGAAAGGACTAAGGAAAAAACTGGCACCGCCAAAGCAGTGGCCATTGTTACTGGATTATCGCAACGCTAAAGGCTCTCGTTCCTGAAAACACTTAGCCGTTGTGTGCCTGCTTTTAGCCACATCAGGCGAGGTGGACCTGGTTATTCCCCAACAACAAGGATTCGGTTAATCTGGATATCCCCAACAACGAGCAGAGTATTCAACGTGATAGCTGAACTATCAGCGGCTATGACCGCTATAAAGGAGACTGCTGGTCTCGCTAAGGTTATTAATGACGCGAAAACGGATGCAGAAGTTAAAGCTGCAACCATTGAACTCCAGAACAAACTAATCACGCTTCAGGCGGAGTGCTTTTCTCTTGGTGATGTGATCCGTCTTCGTGACGAAGAGGTAATGCATCTCAAAGCAAAAATTACAGAGTTTGAAGATTTTTGTGCCAAGGTAGAAGGATATGTCCTTGATCAGCTTGACTCTGGTGCTTTTGTTTACTCTAAAAATGAAATTGTGAGTGGAAAAGAAATAACTGTGCATCTGTGCCCACTTTGCTATTCCAAAAATATAAAATCGATACTTCATCCTTTCCCAGTAAGTAAAAATGCGCATTTTTATAAAAGCCGTTGTCTCCATTGTGAAAACAAGTTCTTAATGGACAAAAATCCAGACTACGAGCGACCCAGATCACTAAATGAGATTGGGCGAGAATTAAACGCTGATAGCTGGCTAAACCGTTAAGTCAGGTTGAGGATATCCAGATTGTTAAAGAGCGAAGCGTCCGAGAGGGCGCTTTATGGTTACTAACGAATCATCCTGATCTTCGTCTGCCCCAGGGGAGTTCGTGGGGAGTCTTTGTTGTCTATGAATAGATAGTACAAATAAACCTGTTAATTGGTCAACAGTTAAGACTGTTTTTTGGGGCGTCAAAAACTAAAAGTCATTGATTTGTGTAAGATTAAAGATACAAAAAAACCGGCTAGGCCGGTTTTAATGGGGGTGGTTATCTTTTTCGTCTGTAGATTCTATGCTCCACCATTACGCCGATTATTTTTAATGGGCGATCTGTGCTGTTAATGGTGGGATAGTCGTCATTTAAAGGAACTAGCTCGTAATGTTGGCGCCCAGTCAAATCGGTAAATGTCGGTCGGTATTTTTTAAAAGTTGCTTCATTATCGCCATTTTTAGCGACAACAAACTCACCAGGCATTGGCTCAAGCTCTGGATCGACGATGATGATATCTCCTTCCTTGAAGTCAGGCTCCATTGAGTCACCTTGTATTCGAAGGGCAAATGTAAACTCTGAGATATCAATATCAGTCATGATGTATTCAAAACTACCATCGAATGCATCAATAGGTCTTTTTTCTGCCAGAGCACCAGCTTGGACGTAGCTGATCAACGGTACTTTCCTTGAGTTCACATCGTTAATAGGAAGAAAAGGGCCTCCATTCATTAGCCAGGTAGGATCACATTTGAGAGCCTTGCTTATGCCGACGATGTTGCGAGGTTTCTTCGTCTTACCATCTTCAATACTTGCCCATGATTGTTGTCGAATTCCTGCCTTTTCAGCGGCTTGTTCTTGAGTAAGACCAAGTTCAATTCGTTTTTGTTTTACTCGTTCAGCGAGGCTCATAGTCCCTCCATTCCCATGGCCTCATGGTTACAGTTTTAACTGTAATTGACAAACAGTATAATCTGTTTAATTATACAGATAAAACTGTGGAGGTGTTATGGGTTCAATTTCTCAAAGGTTAAAAAACAAACGTGAAGAGCTGAATCTATCGCAAGCCCAATTAGCTGATTTAGTAGGTATGACACAACAGTCATTACAGGCAATTGAGGCTGGAATAACTAAGCGGCCACGTTACCTCATCGAATTATCTACAGCACTAGGCTGCGATCCTTACTGGTTGCTTTATGGCGAAAGTACGGAAACTAAAAGTAACGGTAATGACGTGTAAATGAAACCGCAGGAGTTGGGAGTTAACGGTGGGTAAACATCACTGGAAAGTAGAAAAACAACCTGAGTGGTATGTGAAGGCTGTCAGGAAAACTATCGCGGCGCTGCCAGGGGGATATGCAGAAGCTGCTGATTGGCTGGATGTAACAGAGAACGCGCTATTCAACCGTCTTCGTGCAGATGGCGATCAGATTTTCCCGCTTGGTTGGGCAATGGTGTTACAGCGAGCCAGTGCTACTCACTATATCGCTGATGCTGTCGCACAGTCTGCTAATGGGGTGTTTGTATCACTTCCGGAAATTGAGGAGGTGGAGAACGCTGATATTAACCAGCGTCTGCTGGAAGCCATCGAGCAGGTTGGAAGCTACTCAAAGCAAATACGTTTAGCAATCGAAGATGGGGTGGTGGAACTTCATGAACGGATAGCCATCAACGATGAGCTTTTTCGGGCTATTACGAAGCTGCAGGAACACGCCACGCTGGTCTACAAGATTTTTTGTGTCCCTGAAAGTAATGACGCCCACGAGTGTGCAGCTCTGGGCGCCGTGGCGTGTCGTGACTGTGGAGAAACTAACGCATGAACAGTTTAACGGCAAACAACTTTGTGTCGCAACAGCTGGTGGTCGGCATGGCTGTACACCAGTTGTTACGGCATGAATGTAGATTATCAAATGGCCAGGTCATTAGTAACCACAGAGGACACGGCCAGGCTGTGGGCCAGAATCATCTGTATGACCGCATCAATGACGCTGCGGTGCGTGCCCGTCTCATCAATCTATTACCGAACCCTTCCGAGGTAAGGGGACGCAAATGATCAGGAAGATTATTAACCGTTTCACCAGCCAGTACCGTCATTGCCCATGTGAAGGGCAGTGGTATGCCACCAGCCGCGGTCACGTTCTGCGCGTCAGCCTTGTTGATACAGAAAGCCAGAAGGTGGTCTGCGAACTATTGGGACGTGATTACACCCTCAGCTATCCGCTCATTGCGTTTCTTTCCGGGAGGAACTTTAAACGTATTGGAGGTGCGGCATGAGCATGGAGCTGATGGTCAAAGCGATGAAAGTTTGTGTGGGCAATCCATTACGTAAACTTGTTCTGATTAAGCTGGCGGACAACGCCAGCGATCAGGGAGAGTGCTGGCCGAGCTACCAGCATATTGCCGATCAGTGTGAGATCAGCAAACGCTCGGTGATGAATCATATTGCGGCGCTTTGTGAGTCCGGATTAGTAAAAAAAGTCACCCGGAAAGGTGAAAAAGGTAACTCAAGTAATATCTATCGTCTGCATCTGGATGGTGCAGGAAATTCACTAGGGGGTAGTGCAAATAATTCACTACCTAGTGAAGCAAATTCACCAGGTGGTGCAGGATATTCACCAGGGGGGAGTGCAGGAGATTCACCCAGAACCAGTCACTCTTTTGAACCAGTCAAAGAACCAGTCAATGAACCAAAAACTATTGGCGCATCTGCTGAGGCATCTGCTCGGGTACGTTCAACGCGACTGGAATACTCACCAGAGTTTGAGCTGGCATGGCGGTCATATCCCGCGCGTGCTGGTGGCAATTCAAAATCAGCAGCCTTCAAAGCCTGGAAAGCTCGACTGAACGAAGGGGTAAATCCTGAAACCATGCTGGAAGGTGTGAAGCGTTACGCTGGCTGGGTATCTGCGACGGGTAACAGCGGCACGCAATTCGTGAAACAGGCTGTCACGTTCTTTGGCCCAGACCGCCATTTTGAAGAGTCCTGGGTAGTTCCATCGGTATCTGGTGCCAGAAGTGAAGATCCATTTTTCAAATCCAACTACGACAGCGTGGATTACAACCAGGTCCCGGCAGGGTTCAGGGGGTGAGTATGAGTCTAATGGCAGATGTTCAAAAATTTATTGAGGAAAATCCTGGCTGCACTTCCAGCGACATCGCAAACGCTTTTGAAGGTTTTCCGCGGCGGTGTGTTTTGCAGACCGCAAGCAAGTTACGCCAGAGCGGGCGCGTTGCTCATCGCTACGAAGGTGAGACACACAGGCATTATGCACTGCACGAGGAACCAATCGCTGCAACCAAACCGGTGCGGAATTGCTATGCCGGCACCAACGACCCCCGGGTGATTTTGCGGCTGGCCCGTAGGGCCGAAGAGCTTGAGTCGAAGGGGCTCTACCGACGCGCAGCAACGGTCTGGATGGAGGCATTCTGCGAGAGCCATTCTCAGCCGGAGCGAAACAAATTCCTGCAACGCCGTGAGCGGTGTTTACGTAAAAGCAAAAGGATCGTTGTGTCGGCTGATGGATGGTATCTGTCAGGGAATTATGTGGGGGCCGAATGACTGTGTTAACCCAACGCCAGCAGCAGGTGCTGGATATGCTGATTTCTTACCAGAAAGAGCGTGGTTTTCCGCCAACCAATCAGGAACTCGCCACCATGCTGGGGTGCCGCTCGGTGAATGCTGCTGTGGAACAGCTCCGCGCACTGGAGAAAAAAGGTGTCATCACGATAAAGCGTGGTGTGGCGCGGGGAATAACGCTTCGCACAACTGTGAAGGACAACGAAGCTGCCGGGATTATCCGAGCATTACTTGCCAATGAAGAGAATGCGAAATTACGTGCGGTCCATTGGCTACATGAAAGGGGAGTGAAGGTATGAAACTGACTTTGCCATTTCCTCCCAGCGTGAATACTTACTGGCGGCATCCCAACAAAGGACCGTTTGCAGGACGAAACCTGATAAGTGCGGTAGGGCGTAAATTCCAGAGTGCGGCGTGTGCAGCAATCATTGAGCAATTACGCTGTCTACCGAAACCAACGACGGCGCCAGCATCAGTGGAAATCGTGTTGTTTCCTCCGGACAACCGGATCCGCGATCTGGACAACTATAACAAAGCGCTGTTTGACGCGCTGACCCATGCGGGTGTGTGGGAGGACGATAGTCAGGTGAAAAGAATGCTGGTGGAGTGGGGGCCGGTTATCCCGAAAGGGAAGGTTGAGATAACTATCAGCAGCTACGAAAAAACGGCGGGTGCAGCCGCCAGATAGTAGGGGAAACAAAGCATGAATAATTTGATGATCATTGATGGTATCGAGGTTCGTCGTGATGCTTATGGTCGTTACAGTCTTAATGATCTGCACCGTGCAGCTGGCTCTCGGGATAAACATAAACCCACGTTCTGGCTCCGTAATGAGCAAACAGGACGCTTAGTTAGCGAGTTGCAAATTAGCAACTTGGTCAACATGGACCCGGTTAGCGTTATTCATGGTGGAAATAACCGGGGGACGTATGTCTGCAAAGAACTGGTGTACTCCTATGCAATGTGGATCAGCCCGTCATTCCATTTGAAGGTGATTCGTACCTTCGACCAGGTAACGAGCGCTCCGGACAAGTCATCGGGTATGGCTGCCGATAAGATACAGGCGGGGGTGATTCTGCTGGGTTTTATGCGCAAAGAGTTAAACCTTTCCAATTCATCGGTACTGGGCGCATGCCAGAAACTCCAGGAGGCTGCTGGCCTGCCAAATCTGACTCCGCAGTATGCCATTGATGCTCCTGTTGGCGCGCCGGATGGCTCCAGCCGTCCAACTCTTTCACTGAGCGCGCTGCTGAAACAGCACGGTATCCGCATAACGGCAAACCAGGTATATCACCAGTTGGCGAAGCTGGGGATTGTTGAACATCGTGAGCGATACAGCCGAACAGGAATCAACGGCATTAAAAAATTTTGGTCACTGACGGCGAAGGGCTGCATGTTCGGCAAGAACATCACCAGCCCGGCAAACCCGCGCGAGACTCAGCCGCATTTCTTCGAGTCCAGATTCCCTGAGCTGTTAAAGCTGCTTGAGACCGTTCATTGAGGTGGCCGTGAGAGCGTTACTGACTCCTGAAATTGCCCCGCGTATGGGGATCGTATTGTTCAGGCCCGGTTCAGAGCTGATGCCCCTGTTTATGCAGGGGCGTGTCTTGCTGGAGCCAGAGCCGGAACGTTATTCATCTTTTGCCAGTGGTGCCGTTCCGGCGGCATCACAACCATTAGCTGAGGATCCAGTTATTCGGGAGGTTTTCCGCAATGAATCTGTTATTCGTCGAGCTGGTGGAGTAGAGAGCCTTGAAAGCTGGTTGCTTCGGGAAAAAAGTTGTCAGTGGCAGCATTCTGACTGGCACAGCGAGCACGTAACAATAATGCGCCACGCTCCAGGGGCGATCCGCTTGTGCTGGCATTGCGATAACCAGCTGCGTGATCAGTTCACGGAACGGCTGGAATCAATGGCAACGGATAACTGTGCCCGTTGGGTGCTGTCTGTTGTTCGCCGGGATCTCGGCTTTGATGATAACCATGTCGTTACGCTACCGGAAGTGTGCTGGTGGCTCGTTCGTTATGAACTGGCTGATGTCCTTCCGGAAAGCGCAGCCTGTAAGGTTCTGAGAATGCCAGAGCCAGTAGTTAAATCGGTAACCCGTGAAAGTGACCTGGTACCCTCTGTCCCTGCCACCAGCATTGTCCAGGATAAAGCGAAAAAGGTTCTGGCGCTGAAGGTTGATCCTGAGTCCCCAGAGTCATTTATGTTACGCCCAAAACGTCGCCGTTGGGTTAACGAGAAGTACACACGATGGGTTAAGACGCAGCCGTGTGCATGTTGTGGAAAACCCGCTGATGATCCCCACCACCTGATAGGCCACGGTCAGGGTGGAATGGGTACAAAAGCGCATGACCTCTTTGTGTTGCCTTTGTGCAGAAAGCATCACGACGAGTTGCATGCGGACACCGTGGCATTTGAAGAAAAGTATGGCTCCCAGCTGGAGTTGATATTTCGTTTTATCGATCGCGCGCTGGCAATTGGCGTGTTGGCCTGATTTTGTGGAGAAAATTGATGCGTGATATGTATGAAGTGATGGATCGTTGGGGGGCCTGGGCTGCATCAGAGAACAGCGGAGTGGACTGGCAGCCGATAGCGGCAGGTTTCAAGGGACTTTTACCACACGGCAAAAAGTCACGTCTCAAGTGTGACGATGATGAAGGGATTATGATTGATGGATGTGTAGCACGGTTACGTAAATATAAACCTGAAGGATATGAGTTGATTATTGCTCATTTTGTGATTGGTATTTCGCTCCGTACAATCGCAAAGAAGCGGAAATGCTCAGATGGCACTGTCCGAAAGGAATTACAAAATTCTATGGGGTTTATTAGTGGCTGCCTATATATGCTAAAGTAAATAAAAGCCGCAGATGCGGCTTTTATTTATTAAGCATCCTTTTTTCTTTAAATAATTCTTTTATCTTAAGAGGTATGAATGTGGACTGTATAAAAGAAAAGCAAGTAAAAAATGCGATGGCATAACTTATACAATTAGTTATTACCAGTTTATATTTCCCCACAGGGGCTTTGTCTTTTGATAATAAATAATAAATAAATATTAACGCAAGTGTTAATAGATAAAACAAAAATAACAAATAATACTTATTAAAGCGCATAGTGAACCTTTTTTCTTGATTGGCAATGTCTAAAGCGCTTAAATTCTTTACTATTGATGAGTTTTCACCTGACATTGTGATAACTAATAATAAAAAACCAGAAAGGATTGAGAATACATTAGCTACAAGATTTAATGCGTCAGTGTTATTCGTTAAACTTTGAGTTAAGAAGTATGAAAAACAAGCAGAGGCTAAAACATTTAGCGAGGTAATTATCACGTTGAAGTAATTGATATTATTTGCCATTTTAGCCTCCTTTTTTCTTCATTATAACTCAGTAGCAACGAAATCATCTAGGATTTCTTTTGCATATTTTTGATTAATAGATTTGGAGCCATATGGTACAGTATAATAGGTTTTGGCTACTTTTAAATCATCCCCTTTTATGGTCTCACCTTTTTTGGTCTCTAAATAGAAATCACTATCAAGATCACTTATCCATGCGCTCGTATTTCCTTCAATTGATTGTGCTAATTCTGAGTTTCCTCTTGCATCAATTGTTAGGTGTCCAGTAATCCCTTTCGCTTTTATTGTTGGTTCATTTTGAATGATAGATGAAAGAAAACCTGGAGTTTTTACAAAATCCGACTCGTCAACTGCAATGTTTACGTGAAGCGCTCTAAATCCATCTTTTTTAATCTTATTGACCACATCTTTTTTCAGGATGGCGGATGGAGTAACTTTTATCCCAAACTGTTCGAAAAAATTAGAAATTTTGACTTCACACCAATTTGTTGATATCTGCATTAGTGAAGCAATTGTATTATCCTTGACGATTAAAAAAGCATGTAAGCTATCCATGTTTTCAATTTCAACAAGATCCTTTGCAGCTATAGCATTAGGTGTAATTGAAACCTGTTCTTTTGGATTGAATGCAGAGAAATGGATATAGTGACAGTTATTATAGGTACTAAATTCTTTTAACTTAATGTGTTTTGTACTGTTTACTTTTACAACGGTTCCAACGATAAATTTCGAACTTTTTGCAATCTGGTCGAAAAGGATATCGGTTGTAGCTGTATTAACTTTAAAAGCTCTCACTTGGCACTTTTTGCTGTGGCCATCTTTCTTTACATTTGAAAAGTTCATATAAATCCCTTTGTTTTTTTGTTTATTGTAAACAAATGCTACCGCGTACGCAAAAACTATTGTATCGTGTTAAGTGTAGCTACTTCGCCATACAGCTTAAACCCGCCGCCGAGCGGGCTTTTTTGTGCCTGAGAAGCGGAGCAGTGCGGTAACGCGCTGGTGGTTGTGAATGCCTGCTCTTTTATCTTGCATTGGTTTGGTGCTGGCCAGTGGCAGTTACCGAATGAAGCAAATTATCTGAAGCTGCGGGCAATGTTTTCGCAGGTTGCGACAGAAAAGCACCAGCGCGGTGAACTGGAAGAACCACTCCAACAACTGGTAGCTGTTTACAGCAAACTGAACCGAAGATATGCAGAGTCACGGGAAGAGAACAACTCTCTCCGTCGTTATTTTGCTGTATCTGTGCCTGTTCCTTATACCGATGTCTGGATGCATAAAACAGTCAGTTTTATCCCGGCAAGCACCCCTGCGAAAAACCGGCAGACATGCTGAAGCAGATAATCGATGCCAGCAGCCGCCCAGGAGACTTGGTAGCGGACTTTTTCATGGGATCGGGTTCTACTGTTAAAGCTGCTATATCATTGGGACGCCGAGCGATTGGGGTGGAACTTGAGGAAGATAGGTTTAGGCAAACTGTTAATGAAATTAAAGCAATTTTTTAATTAATTTTTTTATTTTTGTTTAGGGCTTAAATTAAGCAAAAACAAAACATATCTTTACTTATCTTTAAGGTTTTTCGGATTTTTTGTGTGGGAGTGAATTTTTTCTCCGTTATTATGTTTTCCGGTTCCGAAGGGGATGACTTTTATTGCTCGGTCAAGCCTGGTCCTGAGGAACCAATTAATGCCGACTGAACTCAGTGGGTAGAGTGATTGACTTATAATCAGTGGGGCAGGCGTTCGATTCCGGCAGTCCGCACCAAATTTGGCATAATTTTGAGGTGTTCCCAAGTGCGGGATGGCTAGGACAGCTTCAGCCGAAGGCCATTGACATATTAGATCTTGAGGCAGGTAATATGTTTCGGGAGACACCCGACACCTCACCCCTGTAACGCTTATCATATGTGGTAGGCGATACGACCAATAATAATATAATATTTTTCATGCGTTGACCTCCACCTCCTGTGAGGTGGTTTTTTTTAAATGCAAATTGTGTTGTATGTTTAACTCGAACGATTTTCCGAGCCCTAAGCAACGTTATAAAGACGACCGTGGCACACTGGTAACAATAATCAGCGTTGATGAGAGACACGTTGTTTTCATGCGGGAGGGGTACCCTCATCCCTGTATGAGACCAATGTACAACTTCCTGGCAAAATTTAAGAAGATTTCTGAAAGACGGTCTGCTTGATTAGCAAACGAATGATCGAAATCTAATTTTTTTATATAATAGATGGGCGGTTATTCAGGGCTGAATCCAACAACCAGGGATTGGATGTGTTGCTAACAGTTGTCTTGTTTAGCAGCATAGGTAGATAAGGAGAGAATCTATGGGGATATGGTTTGTATTAATCGGGATGCTTTGCTTCTTTATAGCGCACCTGGCAGATAAATACTCAAAAAAACTGATAGCAGATGCAGCGATTTTTGCTGGAATATTTACGATAGCTATCTCTATCTTATTCAGCGATTAGGCTTTACTCCAGGGGGCAAGCTATATATTGCAGCTAAGCTACTTGGATAGAATTCGAATGGGCCATTTCTGAAAGAGTGGCTGAGGCGAGCATAGGGAAATCCTTCGGAGATGGCCCATCCGAATTTATTATGTATATATTAATGTAGTGTATGTTTGTCAGAGCCCGCCATCGTGCGGGTTTTGTTGTTTCTGTCTGCTGCTTTTTTCTGGATAAAAAATAGCACGACCAAATGAATCTGGTCGCGGGACAAAGTCCGAGAATAACTACGATGAAAGCGAGTAAAAAAGAGCGCGGCTATCGGATTAGAAGCCGCGGGACAAGGTCCATGATACTTAAAGAATTTCCTCTCTTTTAACTTCCCCGCTCGGGAAGTGATAAGAGTATATAAATTAAATTTTCTGGTTTAAATATAAAAATTAACCTGAATTACTGGTAAGTCTTATTCCTCTGCACTTCACCTGACATATGCATCAATCACCACTAGATAATCCCCACGCAAAGGCGCCCGCAGTCACCTTTGCGTGGGTGTTATTAGTGGCCACTTTTTACAGGAGAAAATCATGTCTGAACCCTTATCCGGGACGGGCACGGCTGCGGCGCTCGGAGGGGCGACGGCATTCGGTCTATTTACCAATACGGATTTTGGGATAGTGTTTGGCGCATTTGCCGGGGCACTGTTTGTGGCCACGATGCCGCAGGCACTGTCTGCCTGGCGGGTGGCGGCTCATTTTCTGGTGTCATTCATCATTGGTGTGCTGGGGGCAAAGGCGCTGGCGTCATATCTTGCAACGAAAACAGGTTATGACGGTGCCTCTGCTGAAGCATTATGCGCGGTACTGGTATCAGTGGTATCAGTAAAAATTCTGTCGTTTATCCATCAGCAGGATATCGGTTCGTTGATATCGGGGCTGTTTTCCCGCCTGCGGGGAGGTGGTAATGGCAGGTAATATTCCAGGACTGCTGAATGTGGCGTTATGCACGGTCATCGTGCTGACGCTTTTTTTTTACCGCAGAAAAGACGCGACACATAAACCGCTGGTGTCGTGGCTGGCCTGGCTGCTGATGCTTGTTTATGCGGTAGCGCCGCTCAGTTATCTGTGTGGTCTTCCTCTTCCAGATAGCTGGGGGACGGTGCTGGGTAATCTGCTGTTCTGTGTGCTGGTGGTATGGGCGCGCGGGAATGTATCAAAAATCCTTTCAGTACTGAGGAACTGAGATGAAATCGAAGGACGTAATTTTTGATGAAATCCTCGGAAAAGAGGGTGGCTACGTAAACCATCCTGATGATAAAGGTGGTCCGACAAAGTGGGGCATCACTGAGAAAGTGGCGCGAGCACACGGATACAAGGGCAATATGCGTGATCTGACTCGAGGACAGGCGCTGGAAATTCTCGAGGCTGATTACTGGTACGGACCCCGTTTCGATCAGGTTTCTGCATTGTCTCCCGACATTGCCGCCGAGCTGTGCGACGCAGGGGTGAATATGGGGCCATCCGTGGCGACGAAGATGCTTCAGCGCTGGCTGAACGTATTCAATCTGCGTGGGAAACTGTATCCGGACGTGGATGCCGACGGACGTATCGGCCCACGGAGCCTTAATGCGTTACGCGCCTTTCTGAAAAATCGTGGTAAAGACGGTGAGCTTGTCATGCTCGTATCGCTGAACTGCACGCAGGGCGAGCGTTATCTGGAACTGGCAGAGAAGCACGAAGCCAATGAGAGTTTCATCTACGGTTGGATGAAAGAGCGCGTATCAATATGAAACGAAGACACTGGACACATCGAACGCCACGAACGGCGGCAAAATGGGCACTGGTAGCGATACTGATGCCTTTTTTGTTGGTGGGCTGTGTCAGCCTGGGAAAAGCGAGTCAGTTTTTAGATACAGCTTCTCAGGTTTGCCAGCTTATTGATAGCGTTCGGCGGTGTGCGCAGAATTGATCACTAGTTCGGACAGAATATTTTGCTGAAAAATGATGTGGGTTAGGTTATCCGGAAAGCATAAAATCCTGCCGTATGCGATATTGTTAAATAATTGATTCTGATTCTAGCTATTGCAAACCAGATGTCGATCACTTGCATTATTGTAGGAATTCCCTGAGCAACTGACAAAATAACAAAAAAAAGATAATCTCCTTCTAGTCTTTAATGGAATGAAGGTAATGGTATGAAGAATAAATTTATTATTGCGATGTTGGCTTTTCTTCCGCTAGCGGTTAGTGCAGAAGGAAATCCATACCTTTTCGATTTTGTCCAAGGTAAAGAAACCGGGAAGGCTTATAAGAGCCTAATTGCCAAACGTAATTTACCATCGTGGGTGCAAGATGGTGGAACAAGCACCCCAGCGAACGAAATTACTATTCGTGGTAGTAAGTATCTCGCACTTTCTGGTTGCATGCCGCATAACTGTCCGGCTCAAGCCATAGCAATATTGTACTCTCCGGAAAAGGGGGATATTCATGGTGTCTTCTCTGAATACGATTTTACAGAAGATCGTCAGAAGCTCACATGGATGAATCTTGACCCTATAGATTCAGATGATATGCGAAATATCTTGTTCAAAAGATTGCATGGTGATGTTTCCAACTAAAATTAAAGAGTTATATCAAACCGCCTTCGGGCGGTTTTTTGTTGGTCTTACAACAGCCCTTCGGTGAGGGTATTCGATAATGCTGGCTGCCATGGTGTGGATGATGGTTTTTCTCATTTTTACGGGTCCTTTCCGGCAATCCGGTTCGTTACGGGGCGGCGACCTCGCGGATTTTCGCTATTTATGAGTTTTTTTGAGGTGATGGTTGTTGTTTTATCGTCTGATATATCTACTTGATAAGTAAAAGGAAAGGAAAATAAATACAACAACCTGATGATCTTTTTCAAACGAAAAAACCTGTAAAATCAGAGGGTTTTACAAAAAAAGTGGTTGTTGTATTGCTTTTTCGCCGGTGGTTTATGGAGGGGCTGTGGCCTTTTTATTGAATAAAAGCGACATGGCCTCCTCCATCGGTATCTCAGTACAGGCATTTGATAAATGGAATGTCCCTCCTGTTGAGCGCCGGGGGAGAGAGGTTTTTTATGACGTTAAAACCGTACTGGAGATAGATCGCGAGCGACGTCAACAAAACCAGAAATATTCAGATGGCGAAAATGATCTTGAGGAAAGGCTACTTCAGGCCAGAGTTAACCTGACGGAAGAACAGGCTATTGCTCAGCGGTTAAAAAACCAGGTTGCAGAGCATAAGGTGATTGATACAGCTTTCTCTATTTTTGCTCTGTCTCGGTTATCTGGAGAACTGGCATCTGTTCTGGACAGTATTCCGCTTTCGATGCAAAGAAAATTCCCTGAATTGACGGGCAGACAATTGGCTTATCTAAAAGAGCTGGTTGCGAAGGGTGCTAATAAATGCGTTGAGTCCGCTGAAAAAATGAAGGAATTTGCGGATGAGTATTACAGAAATACAGATGAATAATTTCGTATTGGCAGTGAAGGTGGGTCTCTCAGTCCTGAAAAGACCATTGCCAATGACCCCCGTTGAATGGGCGGATGCCCATTACTATCTCCCGAAAGAGTCTGCATATCAGGAAGGGCGCTGGGAAACTTTGCCCTTTCAGCGTGCCATCATGAATGCAATGGGCAGCGACTACATCCGCGAGGTGAATGTGGTGAAGTCTGCTCGTGTCGGTTATTCCAAAATGCTGCTGGGTGTTTATGCCTACTTCATTGAGCATAAGCAGCGCAATACGCTTATCTGGTTGCCGACGGATGGTGATGCCGAGAACTTTATGAAAACCCACGTTGAGCCGACTCTCCGTGATATTCCTTCACTGCTGGCTCTGGCTCCGTGGTACGGCAAAAAGCACCGAGATAACACGCTTACGATGAAGCGTTTTACCAACGGTCGTGGCTTCTGGTGTCTTGGCGGTAAAGCGGCAAAAAACTACCGTGAAAAGTCGGTGGATGTGGCGGGCTATGATGAACTTGCCGCCTTTGATGACGATATTGAGCAGGAAGGCTCCCCGACGTTCCTGGGCGATAAGCGTATTGAAGGCTCTGTCTGGCCAAAGTCCATTCGTGGCTCCACGCCCAAAGTGAAGGGCTCTTGCCAGATTGAGCGTGCAGCTAGTGAGTCACCGCATTTCATGCGTTTTCATGTTGCCTGCCCGCACTGCGGGGAGGAGCAGTATCTCAAATTTGGCGATAAAGAGACGCCGTTTGGCCTCAAGTGGGCGCCAGATGATCCAGCCAGTGTTTTTTATCTCTGTGAACATAACGCCTGTGTCATCCGACAGCAGGAACTCGACTTCACCTATGCACGTTACATCTGCGAAAAGACCGGGATCTGGACACGTGATGGTATTTGCTGGTTTTCGTCGTCCAGTGAGGAGATTGAACCACCTGATAGCGTGACATTCCACATCTGGACGGCGTATAGCCCGTTCACCACCTGGGTGCAGATTGTTAAAGACTGGATGAAAACAAAAGGGGATACGGGGAAACGTAAAACCTTCGTGAACACCACTCTCGGTGAGACGTGGGAAGCGAAAATCGGCGAACGTCCGGATGCTGATCTGATGGCAGAACGAAAGGAGCATTATTCAGCGCCCGTTCCGGATCGCGTGGCTTACCTTACAGCCGGTATTGACTCCCAACTGGATCGCTACGAAATGCGTGTGTGGGGATGGGGACCGGGGGAGGAAAGCTGGCTGATTGACCGTCAGATCATTATGGGCCGTCATGATGATGAGCAGACGCTGGTGCGTGTGGATGAAGCCATTAATAAAACCTATACCCGACGTAATGGTGTAGAAATGTCGATATCCCGTATCTGCTGGGATATCGGGGGGATTGATCCAACCATCGTTTATGAACGCTCGAAAAAGCATGGTCTGTTCCGTGTGATACCCATCAAAGGGGCATCCGTTTACGGCAAGCCAGTGGCAAACATGCCACGTAAGCGAAATAAAAACGGTGTTTATCTTACCGAAATCGGTACGGATACCGCGAAGGAGCAAATTTATAACCGCTTCACGCTGACGCCGGAAGGTGATGAACCGCTTCCCGGTGCCGTTCACTTTCCAAATAACCCGGATATTTTTGATCTGACCGAAGCGCAGCAGCTGACTGCCGAGGAGCAGGTCGAAAAATGGGTGGATGGGAAGAAAAAAATACTGTGGGACAGCAAAAAGCGACGCAATGAGGCTCTCGACTGCTTCGTTTATGCGCTAGCTGCACTGCGTATCAGTATTTCCCGCTGGCAGTTGAATCTCAGCGCACTGCTGGAGAGCCTTCAGGAAGAGGATGGTGCAGCAACCAACAAGAAAACACTGGCAGATTACGCCCGCGCCTTATCCGGAGAGGATGAATGACAAGACAGGAAGAACTTGCCGCTGCCCGTGCGGCATTGCATGACCTGATGACAGGTAAACGGGTGGCAACAGTACAGAAGGATGGTCGTAGGGTGGAATTTACGGCCACTTCCGTGACCGAACTGAAAAAATATATTGCTGAACTGGAAGTGCAGACAGGCGCTACCCAGCGACGCAGGGGACCAGCAGGATTTTACATATGAAAACGCCAACCATCCCACCTCTCCTGGGACCGGACGGCAGGACATCACTGCGTGAGTTTGCCGGTTATCACGGTGGTGGCAGTGGATTTGGTGGTCAGTTGCGGGCGTGGAATCCACCGAGTGAAAGTGTGGACGCAGCTTTGCTTCCCAACTTTGCCCGTGGAAATGCAAGGGCAGACGATCTGTTCCGCAATAACGGTTATGCCGCCAATGCCATTCAACTTCATCAGGATCACATTGTCGGGTCTTTTTTCCGGCTCAGTCATCGCCCCAGTTGGCTCTATCTTGGTATCGGGGAGGAAGAGGCTCGTGCTTTTTCCCGCGAGGTCGAAGCGGCCTGGAAAGAGTTTGCCGAAGACGACTGTTGTTGCATTGACGTTGAGCGAAAACGCACGTTTACCATGATGATACGCGAAGGCGTGGCCATGCATGCTTTTAACGGAGAACTGTTTGTGCAGGCTACCTGGGATTCCAGCTCTTCGCGGTTGTTCCGGACACAGTTCCGTATGGTCAGCCCGAAGCGCATCAGCAATCCGAACAATACCGGCGATAGCCGGAACTGTCGTGCTGGTGTGCAGATTAATGACAGTGGTGCGGCGTTGGGATATTACGTCAGTGAGGACGGATATCCTGGTTGGATGCCTCAGAAATGGACCTGGATCCCGAGGGAGTTACCCGGTGGACGAGCCTCCTTCATTCACGTCTTTGAACCCGTGGAGGATGGCCAGACTCGCGGCGCGAATGTGTTTTACAGCGTGATGGAACAAATGAAGATGCTCGATACGTTGCAGAATACGCAACTGCAGAGCGCCATTGTGAAGGCGATGTATGCCGCAACCATTGAGAGTGAGCTGGATACACAGTCGGCGATGGATTTTATTCTTGGTGCGAACTGTGATGAGCAACGGGAAAGGTTAACTGGCTGGATTGGTGAAATTGCGGCGTATTACGCCGCAGCTCCGGTCCGTCTGGGTGGCGCAAAAGTGCCGCATCTGATGCCCGGCGACTCACTGAACCTGCAAACTGCCCAGGATACGGATAACGGTTATTCCGTTTTTGAGCAGTCACTGCTGCGGTATATCGCCGCCGGACTTGGTGTTTCGTATGAGCAGCTTTCCCGAAATTATGCCCAGATGAGCTACTCCACAGCACGGGCCAGCGCGAACGAGTCGTGGGCGCATTTTATGGGGCGGCGAAAATTTATTGCATCCCGTCAGGCAAGTCAGATGTTTCTGTGCTGGCTGGAAGAAGCCATTGCCCGCCGCGTAGTGACGTTACCTTCAAAAGCGCGCTTCAGCTTTCAGGAAGCCCGCAGTGCCTGGGGAAACTGCGACTGGATAGGCTCCGGCCGTATGGCGATCGACGGTCTGAAAGAAGTGCAGGAAGCTGTGATGCTGATTGAGGCCGGGCTGAGTACCTACGAGAAAGAGTGTGCCAAACGTGGTGACGACTATCAGGAAATCTTTGCCCAGCAGGTCCGGGAAACGATAGAGCGCCGGGCTGCCGGACTTAATCCGCCCGCCTGGGCGGCGGCAACATTCGAATCCGGACTGCGACAATCAACAGAGGAGGAGAAGAGTGACTGCAGAGCTGCGTAATCTCCCGCATATTGCCAGCATGGCCTTCAATGAGCCGCTAATGCTTGAACCCGCCTATGCGCGGGTTTTCTTTTGTGCGCTTGCTGGCCAGCTTGGGATCAGTCGCCTGACGGATGCGGTGTCAGGCGACAGTTTTTCTGCCGGGCAGGCAGCAACGACGCTGGCGTTGTCTGATGCCGATGACGTGCCTCGACAGTCCCGCAGTTATCAAATCATAAATGGAATCGCCGTGTTGCCGGTCTCCGGCACGCTGGTCAGCAGGACACGGGCGCTGCAGCCTTATTCGGGGATGACTGGTTACAACGGCATTATTGCCCGCTTGCAACAGGCGGTCAGTGACCCGCTGGTGGACGGTATTCTGCTGGATATGGACACACCCGGAGGGATGGTGGCGGGGGCATTTGACTGCGCTGACATCATCGCCCGTGCGCGCGACATTAAGCCGGTGTGGGCGCTGGCCAATGACATGAACTGCAGTGCAGGTCAGCTACTTGCCAGTGCTGCCACGCGGCGCCTTGTCACGCAGACCGCCCGAGCAGGCTCCATCGGCGTCATGATGGCCCACAGCAATTACGGCGCTGCGCTTGAGAAGCAGGGGGTGGAAATCACACTGATTTACAGCGGCAGTCACAAGGTTGATGGCAATCCTTACAGTCACCTGCCTGATGACGTCCGGGAAAAACTGCAGTCGCGGATGGACGCTACCCGACAGATGTTCGCGCAGAAAGTGTCGGCGTACACCGGCATGTCCATGCAGGCCGTACTGGATACGGAGGCTGCAGTATATAGCGGTCAGGAGGCCATTGAGATAGGTCTGGCTGATGAACTTATTAATAGCATCGATGCAATCACAGTAATGCGTGAAGCATTGGATGCACGTAAACCCCAAATATCAGGAGGGCGAATGACCACCGAGAATCGCACTGCCACTGACCAGGCAGATGCTTCAGCCACTGTTACGCAGGATAACGCCGCTCACATGGTGCAAGAGAATGAGGGCGATAACACCACAGCAGCACCACCGGATGTGAACGCGCAGATCACCGCTGCAGTCGCGGCAGAAAACAACCGGATTATGGGGATCCTCAACTGTGAGGAGGCCCGCGGACGCGAAGAACAGGCACGGGTGCTGGCAGAAACTCCCGGAATGAGCGTGGAAACAGCCCGCCGCATTCTGGCTGCTGCGCCGCAAAATGCACAGACACGTACTGACACCGCTCTGGATCGTCTTATGCAGGGAGCACCGGCACCACTGGCTGCAGGTCACACTGCATCTGACGCCGTTAACGACTTGCTGAACACACCAGTTTAAGGGATGTTTATGGCTAACAAAGAAACCTTCAATCATTATCAGCCGCTGGGCAATAGTGTGACCCTGCTCTTACGGCAACCGCACCGTGTGGATTAAGTGCGAAAACGTCCGCAATGACGCCGCTGATGCCGGACTCCTCCACCAGGAAACTGGTTGCATGGGACGGCACCACAGACGGTGCTGCCATTGGGATTCTGGCCGTTGCTGCCGACCAGACCAGCACCACACTGACGTTCTACAAGTCCGGCACATTCCGTTATGAGGATGTGCTCTGGCCGGAAGCTGCCAGCGATGAGATAAAAAAACGGACCGCGTTTGCCGGAACGGCAATCAGCATCGTTTAACCAAACCTTTCATCATTAAAGGCCGCTTATGCGGCTTTTTTTACGGGATTTTTTTTATGTCGATATATACAACCGCTCAACTGCTGGCGGCAAATGAGCAGAAATTTAAGTTTGATCCGCTATTTCTGCGCCTTTTTTTCCGAGAGAGCTATCCCTTCACCACGGAGAAGGTCTACCTCTCGCAAATTCCTGGGCTGGTAAACATGGCGCTGTACGTTTCGCCGATTGTTGCTGGTCAGGTGATCCGTTCCCGTGGTGGCTCCACCTCTGAATTTACACCTGGCTATTTAAAGCCGAAACATGAGGTGAATCCGCAGATGACCTTGCGTCGCCTGCCGGATGAAGACCCGCAGAATCTGGCCGACCCGGTTTATCGCCGCCGTCGCATCATCATGCAGAACATGCGTGACGAAGAGCTGGCGATTGCCCAGGTCGAAGAGATGCAGGCGGTATCTGCCGTGCTTAAAGGCAAATACACCATGACTGGCGAGTCATTCGAACCGGTTGAGGTGGATATGGGGCGCAATGCTGCGAATAACATCATGCAGTCCGGCGGTACGGAGTGGAGTAAGCGTGACAAGACCACGTATGACCCGACCGACGATATCGAAGCCTACGCGCTGCACGCCAGCGGTGTGGTGAACATCATCGTATTCGATCCTAAAGGCTGGTCACTGTTCCGTTCCTTCAAAGCCGTCAAGGAGAAGCTGGATACCCGTCGTGGCTCGAATTCAGAGCTGGAAACGGCGGTGAAAGACCTGGGCAAAGCCGTGTCATACAAGGGGATGTATGGCGACGTGGCCATTGTCGTGTATTCCGGACAGTACGTGAAAGATGGCGTCAAAAAGAACTACCTGCCCGACAACACGATGGTAATGGGTAACACCCAGGCACGTGGTCTGCGAACTTATGGCTGCATTCAGGATGCGGACGCACAGCGTGAAGGCATTAATGCCTCTGCCCGGTACCCGAAAAACTGGGTGACCACCGGCGATCCGGCGCGGGAGTTCACTATGATTCAGTCAGCGCCACTGATGCTGCTGGCTGATCCTGATGAGTTTGTATCCGTACAACTGGCGTAATTATGGCCCTTCGGGGCCATTTTTATCACCGTGGAGGAGTCCATGACGAAAGATGAACTGATTGCTCGTCTCCGGGCGCTGGGTGAGCAACTGAACCGCGATGTCAGCCTAACGGGGACGAAAGGGGAGCTGGCGCTTCGGGTGGCGGAACTTGAAGAGGAACTTGATGATGCGAGTGATATTGCCAGTCAGGATGTGCATTCCCTGCCGACAGTTGAGCTGACCAGACATGAAAATGAAGTGGAATCAGCGCCGCCAGATGCTGTGGTTAAGGATATGGTCACGTTAGTGGCGCTGGTGACACTGCATACCGAAGCACTTCACGCCACACGGGATGAGCCTGTCACGTTTGTGTTGCCGGGTACTGAATTTCGTATGTCAGCAGATGTGGCGGCAACCATGACAGCGCGTGGCCTGGCGAAAATGTGCTGACGGGAGGTGCAGTGGCTGATTTCGATAATCTGTTCGATGCTGCCATTTCCCGCGCAGACGAAACGATACGTGGGTACATGGGAACGTCAGCCACCATTACGTCTGGCGTGCAAGCCGGTGATGTGCTGCGTGGTGTTTTTGATGATCCAGAAAACATCGGCTATGCGGGGCCGGGGGTTCGTGTGGAAGGCTCCAGCCCGTCGCTGTTCGTTCGGTCTGATGCGGTGGCGCAGCTGCGGCGTGGTGATGTGCTGACCATCGGTGGTGAAAGTTTCTGGATAGACAGAATTTCGCCGGACGATGGTGGCAGCTGCTATCTGTGGCTTGGACGTGGCACCCCACCTGCGGGAAACCGGCGCCGTTGAAGGAGGACACTTGTCTATAAAAGGCCTCGAGAAGGCGGTAGAGAACCTCAGCCGCATCAGCAATACGGCAGTACCGGGGGCTGCTGCAATGGCCATTAACCGGGTTGCCTCATCGGCAATGGCGCAGTCTGCGTCTCAGGTTGCCCGTGAGACGAAGGTACGGCGGAAACTGGTCAAAGAAAGGGCAAAGCTGAAAAGAGCCACAGTCAACAATCCACAGGCCAGAATCACTGTCAACCGGGGTGATTTACCGGTGATTAAGCTGGGTAACGCGAGGGTCGTGTTGTCCCGCCGTAAGCGCAGGAAAAAAGGGCAGCGTTCTTCGCTGAAAGGCGGCGGCAGTGTTCTTGTAGTGGGGAATCGCCGTATCCCCGGCGCTTTTATTCAGCGACTGAAAAATGGCCGGTGGCATGTTATGCAGCGTGTGGAAGGTAAAAACCGTTACCCCATCGATGTGGTGAAAATACCGATGGCAGTGCCGCTGACCTCAACTTTTAAACAGAATATTGAATGGATACGGCGTGAGCGTCTTCCGGGAGAGCTGAGTTACGCACTGCAACATCAGCTGAGAATGGTGATAAAGCGATGAAACATACCGATATCCGTGCAGCTGTACTGGATGTACTGGAGCAGAATGAAACCGGGGCGACACTCTTTGATGGTCGCCCCGTGGTCTTTGAAGAGGCTGATTTTCCGGCGATCGCCGTTTATCTCACCGATGCCGAATATACCGGTGAAGAGCTGGATTCTGATACCTGGCGGGCCACCCTGCATATTGAAGTTTTTCTCCCGGCTCAGGTACCGGATTCAGAACTGGATACGTGGATGGTGTCCCGGATTTATCCGGTGATGAGCAATATCCCGGCGTTGTCCGGCCTAATCACCAATATGTCAGCCCAGGGTTACGACTATCAGCGTGATGATGATCTGGCGTTATGGAGTTCCGCCGATCTGACTTATGCCATTACCTACGAAATGTGAGGACGATATGCCAACACCAAATCCACTGATGCCGGTGAAAGGTTCCGGCACCACCCTCTGGGTCTACGCCGGTAACGGCGACGCCTATGCGAATCCGCTTTCTGATAATGACTGGTCGCGTCTGGCAAAGGTGAAGGATCTGACGCCTGGTGAACTGACGGCAGAATCCTATGACGACAGTTACCTTGACGATGAGGATGCGGACTGGACAGCAACAGGCCAGGGACAAAAGTCCGCCGGTGATACCAGTTTCACACTGGCATGGAAACCGGGTGAAAAAGGGCAGCAGGATCTGCTGGCGTGGTTTCATGACGGTGATGTCCGTGCCTATAAAATTCGTTTCCCTAACGGCACGGTGGACGTATTCCGTGGTTGGGTCAGTAGCATCGGTAAAGCCGTTACCGCGAAAGAGGTGATCACCCGCACGGTGAAAGTGACCAATGTCGGGCGCCCGTCGCTGGCTGAAGACCGCAGCACGATCACCCCGGCAACGGCCATGACAGTGACACCGGCCAGTGCGACGGTGGTGAAAGGGCAAAACACCACCCTGACAGTGGCGTTCCAGCCAGAAGGCGCGACCGACAACAGTTTCAGGGCGGTATCTGCTGACAAAACGAAAGCCAGCGTGTCAGTGAGCGGTATGATCATTACCGAAAAAGGTATCGCTGCAGGCAAGGTGAAAATCCCGGTGGTATCCGGAAATGGTGAATTTGCCGCCGTGGCGGAAATCACTGTTACGGAAGCTGGTGGTTAATCAGGAGAGAGTAAGCAATGTTCCTGAAAACAGAACCCTTTGAATATAACGGCGTGACCATCGCGCTCTCAGAACTGTCAGCGCTACAGCGTATTGAGCATCTGGCCTGGCTGAAACAGCAGGAAGAACAACTGGCCTCCGGTGTTAACCCACGGGTTGCGCTGGAAGACACCATCAAGACGGCAGCTTTACTGGTGGCCATGTCCCTGTGGCATAACCACCCGCAGAAAGCGCAGATGCCATCAATGGATGAGGCCATTAAGCAGCTTCATCAGGAAGTGCTGACCACCTGGCCTGTTGAAGCAATTTCTGCAGCGGCAGATATGGTGGAGCGCCTGAGTGGCATGTCTGCGCCAGTGACTGAAGATGTTCCGGCACTGGCGGAGGATGCTGCTGAACCGATCACGGCGGGAAAGCATTCGAAGGCGAGCTGAAGTTTGCCCTGAAACTGGCGCGTGAGATGGGGCGACCCGACTGGCGCGCCATGCTTGCTGGGGTGTCATCAACCGAATATGCCGACTGGCACCGTTTTTACGACACACATTATTTTCAGGATGCACAACTGGATATGCATTTTGCCGGGCTGACGTACACCGTACTCAGCCTGTTTTTTTGCGATCCGGATATGCATCCGTCTGATTTCAGCCTTCTGAACGAACGGGCGGTTGAGGAGGAGACAGAAGATGATGTGCTGATGAGAAAAGCGACAGGGCTTGCTGGTGGGGTTCGTTTCGGGCCTGACGGAAATGAAGCCATATCCGTCCCCCCTGATGTGGCGGGTATGACGGAGGATGACGTAATGCTGATGACGGTATCAGAGGGTATTGCAGGAGGTGTCCGGTATGGCTCAACCGGTTAGTGATCTGGTCGTTGATTTGAGTCTGGATGCGACCAGATTCGATGAGCAGATGGCCAGGATAAAGCGTCATTTTTCTCGGACGGAAACTGATGCCGGAAAAACAGCAGCAGTCGTTGAGCAGTCAATGAACCGGCAGGCACTGGCTGCACAGAAAGCGGGGATCTCCATCGGGCAGTACAAAGCCGCCATGCGAATGCTGCCTGCGCAGTTTACCGACGTGGCCACACAGCTTGCGGGGGGCCAGAGTCCGTGGCTGATCCTGCTGCAGCAGGGTGGTCAGGTGAAAGACTCCTTCGGTGGGATGATCCCCATGTTCAGGGGACTTGCCGGAGCAATCACACTGCCGATGGTCGGAGCCACTTCGCTGGCGGTTGCCACCGGTGCGCTGGCGTATGCCTGGTATCAGGGAAATTCAACGCTGTCAGACTTTAATAAAACGCTGGTCCTTTCCGGTAATCAGTCCGGCCTGACGGCGGATCGTATGCTGGTTCTGACAAGGGCCGGACAGACTGCAGGACTGACATTTAACCAGACCAGTGAGGCGCTCAGTGCGCTGGTGAAAGCCGGTGCGCGCGGTGATGAGCAGTTTGAATCCATCAGCCAGAGCGTGGCGCGTTTTTCTTCTGCTTCAGGTGTGGAAGTGGACAAGGTTGCTGAAGCCTTTGGAAAGCTGACCACAGACCCGACCTCCGGGCTTATTGCGATGGCCCGCCAGTTCCATAACGTGACGACGGAGCAGATTGCGTATGTTGCTCAGTTGCAGCGTTCTGGTGATGAGGCAGGGGCATTGCAGGCGGCAAATGAGGCCGCAACGAAAGGGTTTGATGAGCAGACCCGCCGCCTGAAAGAGAATATGGGCACGCTGGAGACCTGGGCAGACAGAACGGCCAGAGCGTTTAAATCCATGTGGGATGCGGTGCTGGATATCGGTCGTCCTGATACAACTCAGGAGATGCTGGCGAAGGCAGAAGCGGCGTTTAAGAAAGCAGATGAAATCTGGAACCTGCGCAAGGATGACTATTTTGTCAATGATGAAGCGCGGGCGCGTTACTGGGACGATCGTGAAAAAGCCCTACTTGCTCTTGAGGCGGCGAAGAAGAAGGCCGAGGAACAGGCCAAACAGGACAAAAATGCTCAGACGCAGAGCGAAACTGAAGCGTCACGGCTGAAGTATACCGAAGAGGCGCAGAAGGCTTATGAGCGTCTGCAGACGCCGCTGGAGAAATATAAAGACCGTCAGGAGGAGCTGAACAAGGCACTGAATGACGGGAAAATACTGCAGGCGGATTACAACACGTTGATGGCTGCGGCAAAAAAGGACTATGAGTCGTCACTGAAAAAACCGACATCGTCAGGTGTCAAAGTTTCTGCCGGAGATCGCCAGCAGGACAATGCTCAGGCTGCCCTGCTGACGCTTCAGGCCGAACTCCGGACCCTGGAAAACCATGCCGGAGCGAATGAGAAAATCAGCCAGCAACGCCGGGATCTGTGGAAAACAGAAAACCAGTACGCGGTACTCGAGGAAGCAGCGCAGCGGCGTCAGTTGTCAGCACAGGAAAAGTCCCTGCTGGCGCATAAAAATGAGACGCTGGAATACAAGCGTCAGTTGGCTGACCTCGGCGACAAGGTGGTGTATCAGGAGCGCCTGAATGCGTTGGCTCAGCAGGCTGAGAAATTCGCACAGCAGCAGCGGGCGAAACGCGCGGCTATTGATGCCAAATCCCGTGGCCTGACTGACAGGCAGGCTGAGCGTGAGGCGACGGAGCAGCGGCTGCGTGAGGCGTACAGCGATAATCCTCTGTCACTTCAGAAGGTACTGGAGGAACAGAAGAAAACCTGGGCTGCGGAAGACCGGCTGAACGGCAGTTGGATGTCTGGTCTGATGTCAGGCTGGGGAGAATGGGAGGAGAGCGTCACGAACAGCCTGTCGCAGGTAAAAGGTGTGGCAACGCAGACTTTTGATGGTATCGCGCAGAACATGGCGGCGATGCTGACCGGTGGCGAACAGAACTGGCGCAGTTTCACCCGTTCAGTACTGTCGATGATGACAGAAATTCTGCTTAAACAGGCAATGGTTGGGATTGTCAGTAATGTAGGCAGCCTCATCGGAGGCAGCACATCAGCGTCAACAGGTACAGCCATTCAGAATGCGGCAGCGAACTTCCATTTTGCGACCGGGGGATTTACGGGAACTGGCGGGAAATATGAGCCAGCGGGGATCGTTCACCGTGGCGAGTTCGTCTTCACGAAGGAGGCAACCAGCCGTATTGGTGTGGGAAATCTGTACCGGCTGATGCGCGGATATGCAGATGGCGGCTATGTGGGGGCGCCGGGCAGCATGGCAGACAGTCGGGGACAGGCTGTCGGAAAATTTGAGCAGAAGAACAACGTGGTGATTCAGAATGACGGTACGAATGGGAAAATAGGCCCGCAGGCGTTGACAGCGGTTTACGACGTTGCCCGCAAGGCGGCGCTGGACGTGCTGAGTGGGCAGATGCGTGACGGTGGCATATTCTCCGGAGGTACACGGTGAAGACATTCCGCTGGAAAATTAAGCCCGGCATGGAGGTTACCTCGTTACCGTCGTTCCGGGAAGTGCGGTTTGGTGATGGTTATTCCCAGCGTTCGCCAGCCGGGCTGAATGCAGACCTGAAAACGTACAGCGTGACGCTTTCCGTAACCCGTGATGAAGGCAGGCTGTTAGAAGCATTTCTGGCAGAGCACGGGGGCTGGAAAGCTTTTCTGTGGACGCCGCCTTACGGATACCGGCAGATAAAAGTGATCTGTGCTAAATGGACGTCGCGGGTGAGTATGCTTCGCACTGATTTCAGTGCGGAGTTTAAACAGGTGGTGAACTGATGCAGGACATACAACAGGAAACGCTGAATGAATGTACCCGCGCGGAGCAGTCTGCGACCGTGGTGCTCTGGGAGATTGATTTGACGGCGGTGGGCGGCGATCGTTACTTCTTCTGCAATGAGCAGAATGAGAAGGGCGAAACCGTCACCTGGCAGGGGCGGCAGTATCAGGCGTATCCGATTCAGGGGAAGGGATTTGAGCTTAACGGCAAGGGGACAAGTGCCAGACCGACGCTGAATGTTTCCAACCTGTACGGAATGGTAACCGGTATGGTGGAGGATCTGCAGAGTCTGGTCGGCGGCACGGTCATCAGGCGTAAGGTTTATGCCCGTTTTCTGGATGCGGTGAACTTTATCAGCGGTAATCCGGAGGCTGATCCTGAGCAGGAGGTGGTCAGCCGCTGGCTGATTGAACAGTGCAGTGAACTGTCAGCGGTAAGTGCGTCCTTTGTGCTGTCCACGCCAGCTGAAACGGATGGCGCAGTTTTCCCAGGGAGAATCATGCTGGCCAACACCTGCACCTGGAGTTACCGCGGCGATGAATGTGGCTATACCGGCGGTGCGGTGGCGGATGAGTACGATCAGCCCACGGCAGACATCACAAAGGATAAATGCAGCAAGTGCCTGAGTGGTTGTAAGTTACGTAACAACGTCGGCAACTTCGGCGGTTTCCTTTCCATCAATAAACTTTCGCATTAAATCCCATGACACAGACAGAATCAGCGATTCTGGCGCACGCCCGGCGATGTGCGCCAGCGGAGTCGTGTGGCTTCGTGGTGAGAACGCCGGAGGGAGAGAAGTATTTTCCCTGCGTGAACATTTCCGGTGCGCCGGAAGATTATTTCCGGATGGCACCGGAGGACTGGCTGAGGGCAGAAATGCAGGGTGAGATTGTGGCACTGGTCCACAGTCATCCCGGTGGTCTGCCCTGGCTTAGTGAGGCCGACCGGCGACTGCAAGTGCAGAGTGATTTGCCGTGGTGGCTGGTCTGCCGGGGCGCGATTCATAAATTCCGCTGTGTGCCGCATCTCATCGGACGACGATTTGAGCACGGCTTGACGGACTGTTACACCCTGTTTCGCGATGCTTATCATCTGGCGGGGATTGAGATGCCGGATTTCGGACGCGAGGATGACTGGTGGCGTAACGGCCAGAATCTCTATCTGGATAATATGGAGGCGACGGGGCTGTATCAGATGCCGTTATCGGCGGCACAGCCGGGCGATGTGCTGCTGTGCTGTTTTGGCTCATCGGTGCCGAATCATGCCGCCATTTATTGTGGCAATGGCGAACTGCTGCACCATATTCCCGAGCAACTGAGTAAACGAGAGAGGTATACCGATAAATGGCTGCGACGCACACACTCCCTCTGGCGGCACCGGGCATGGCACGCATCTGCCTTTACGGGGATTTGCAACGATTTGGCCGCCGCATCGATCTGCGTGTGAATACAGGGGCAGAAGCCATCCGGGCACTGGCCATGCAGATCCCTTTATTTCGTCAGAAAATGAGTGACGGCTGGTATCAGGTAAGGATTGCCGGGCAGGATGTCAGCGAGGTCGGATTAACTGCGCAATTGCATGAGGCTCTGCCTGATGGCGCAGTGATTCATATCGTTCCCAGAGTCGCAGGGGCCAAGTCGGGTGGTTTATTCCAGGTTGTCCTGGGAGCTGCAGCCATTGCTGGATCATTCTTTACTGCCGGAGCAACGCTTGCTGCATGGGGCGGCGCTATCGGTGCTGGTGGAATAACAGGGATTCTGTTCTCTCTCGGGGCCAGCATGGTGCTCGGTGGTGTGGCCCAGATGCTGGCACCGAAAGCCAGAACGCCCACTGCGGCCAGCACGGATAACGGTAAGCAAAACACCTATTTCTCCTCCCTGGACAACATGGTTGCCCAGGGCAATGCCCTGCCGGTGCTGTATGGCGAAATGCGCGTGGGGTCGCGAGTGGTGTCCCAGGAAATCAGTACGGCTGATGAGGGGGATGGTGGTGAGGTCGTTGTGATTGGTCGCTAAGTTTATTAAGTAAGCATGTAAACCGCCTGTGGGCGGTTTTGTCGTTTATGGAGCATGAAGAATGGGTAAAGGCAGCAGTAAGGGGCATACCCCACGCGAAGCGAAGGATAATCTCAAATCGACGCAGCTGCTGAGCGTGATTGATGCCATCAGTGAAGGTCCGATTGAAGGTCCGGTGGACGGGCTG